CATACCCTTAGCAAACTCACCAAGTCCGATAGCTGCAAACGCTTTGATCGCGACAGAAAGCACAAGCAAAGCAGCGGCCATTATGAGGATTGCCCCGGCTCCGAAGATTCCTTCTTCAGCAGCTGTCATAGCTACGACAAGGATGATCAAAGACGCGGCCATACCGATTAGGCCCCTAGCCATTTCTTCCCAACCCATGCCGCCGAAGATCTTCAACGCAATGGCCATGATCCCCATAGCTGCCGCAAGAGCAAGCATTTGACCTGCGCTGACGCCCATATCCTTTGGCATCTTGTTCATTGCCAGGACGAGCAAACCAAGCATTCCAGCAAAGGCGATTCCACCCTGAACAATGACCGCGAGATCCATCTCACCAAGCGTCTTGATGGCGAACACCAAGACGTTCAATGCGATGCTGAATCCAAGAACGCCGGTCGTCTTTTCCTTCATGTCGTCCGGCATGAGCTTCATGACGGCAACCAGAAGGAGCATGGCTCCAGCGACGCCAATAAAGCCTTGCTTCATGGCATCCCATTCCATCGACCCGAACTTCGAGATGGCAGCATACATGCCGTCCATAGCAAAGGCCATCAAGATCATGGAGAACGCGGCTTTGGCCATTCCAGCGGCTTCGTCCTCGATGCTCTTACTAACGATAACGATCGCTGCAACAACTGCTGCAAAAGCGCCCATGCCCTTTGCCAGGGTGTCAATGTCCATACTACCCATGGCAAGCACAGCCGCACTGAGAAGAAGCATGCCACCGGCAAGAATGCCGAAGCCAATCGCCATAAGCGTGAACTTCGCTGCGTCACTAGTAGAGAAATCGATCTCCTTGATGATGGCCATTGCTGCCGCGAGTTGTGCGAACGCAAAACCAATCGCTACAGCAGACTTGACCAGCTTCTCTGGCTCGATGAACGATATAGCGATCATGGCCAACGCCAAGACACCAATCGCCGCAGCAATCTTCAGGATGATGTCGGACTTGATATCCTGCTGCATCGTCTTGAGGGTGCTTGTGAGCTGACCGAATGTATCGGAGATACTCGAGAGCACACCACCAGTGAAGTCAATGTTGATGCCGTTGTTGATGAGACGGTTGACCGTAGCGATGAGACCACCAACCATGGCGATACCAACACCACCCATGACCATATCCCATGGGATACCGTCCGCAGACTCTTTAACCTTTGTCGGGAGTTCTCCCCCGGCGCTAAACATGCCTGCGATGGCGTCGATGATTCCGCTAAAGGCACCACCGATAGTACTGAGAACGTCGCCAATGACTCCGCCAATATCGATACCAGAAAGAACACCACTGAGGAACCCACCGATATCGGAGAGAGCCTCTTTCATGACATTAAACGCGTTGGCGATAGGACCACCGACATCAGGTAGGCTACCGAGGTCTGAGAACCAACCCTTGATCTTCTCGAGGAACTTACCGAAAGAACCCCCGATATCAGACGTATCGATATCGATGGACTTCATGAACTCTTCGATCTTCTCGATGAAGCGTTCGATGTATGGGATTGGGACCTTCAGCAGCTCGACGAGTCGACCGAGGCCCCTCTCCAGCGCACCGATGATTACTTCGGCATCGAGAGAGGCAAGCACATCACCAAGCTTGGCGAAGAACTGAAGCGCGTTTCCTTTACCAAGACCAGTAAGTCCGAGGACCAAACCAGCGATGGCTTTGACGACGAACTTGATGACTTCAATACCGATATTGAGAACGTTGAACAGACCAGTAAAGATCCGCTTGATGGCGTCGATAGTTGCGTGTGACGGCTGCAACGCGATCATGAACAAATGGAACTGGTGCGTGAGGTTATAGAGACGCTCGGCTGTCATGGCCGGGAAGATGTCTCGGAACGCTCCTCGGATAGGCTCAAGAACGGACCAGAATGCCTCGAGTCCAGCTCGGATACCGGCGAACAGTTCCCACCGGCCTCCCATATCCTGCCAACCCTGGAGGATGTTGTTACGAGCCTCTGCGTTTCGACCGACCATACCACTGATGGTCTGACCGACATCCGACCAGAGCATCTTGGCTTCTTCGAAGTTACCAATGATCAGCTCGAAGCTCTCTGACCAACCAGAACCGATCGACTCCTTGACAGTGCCAACGAGCTGAGTGAACGTCTTGATATCCTGAGCCGCAGCAAAGGCTTTCTGACCGATCTCAGTGTTTGCATTGGCGTAATCACCAAGAGTCTTGTTCAATGCCTCTGTCGTGAGCCACTGATCCTGAAGCGAATCGTTGAAGTTCTTAGTGGCGGTGACGCGTGTACCGTTCTTCGTGACATATTCGTCACCACGCTTTGTGAGGGTACCGGCAGCCACGCCAGCCTGAAGCAGCTGATCCTTGAACTCCGACGTGCCCATGTTCGCGAGCTCGATGGACTTCCAGTCAACCAACTGGACATACCCCTTCGACAACGCCTGAGCGAAGTTGTACATCGCACGGGATGCTTCCTCGGAATTTGCCCCGGAGATAGCTGCGACGTTTGCGATACCCTGGATGGAGGCAACCGACTGATCCAAAGAAATGCCGGCGTTCGTAAACTTGCCGATGTTCTGGGTCATGTCTGCGAACGAGTAGATCGTCTTGTCAGAATATGTGTTCAGCTCTTTGAGCTTAGAGTTCACCGTGGCCAAATCTGCGCCGGAGCCTGCCATGATGGTTTGAATTGAGCCCATCTTCAGCTCGTACTCGGCGAAGCCTGCACCAACATTCTCGATGGTCAGAGACTTACCAATGGAAAGCCCAGCCTCGACAGCCTTGCTTGTGATCGTAGCGAGTGCCGTGATGCCAATCGTGGACATCGCCAGAAACTTGTTGCTAACACCTTCGATAGCGCTGGTGACCCCATCCATGTGGAAAGTGCTGGCTGACGCCTGGAGGCCCTTGAGACCATCCTTGCTTCCCATATCTGCGATGGCTTTGTCAAGTCCAGCAAGCGACTTGAGTGTGTCTGAGACACGCTTTTCGAACTCAGCATTGTTAAACTCCATGTTAACAATGCGATTATCAATGCTAGCCATTAGTCACCTGCTTTCTCAGATTGGCTTACAGGGCAGTCACTCGTTTCCACATGGCCTCCGTAATCTTGTCAAACATTGGCCGCATCACGGGGTTGATGAAGTCTCGTCCTGAGACGTGTCCACCGGTCCCAGTCCCATGACCATACTGAAGCAATATGATCACATTTACGCCATCTTCAACATCAGTATTAGTCCAATGGATGGTGACGGCGCCTTTACCCTTCTTCATCTCGTAATCCCAAGCTCCCGCAGCTCTACCACTATCTATCGGAGTCGCTCTCGCCAGAAGGTTCGTAGCTTCTCGTGCAAGACGATCGAGATCATCGAACATCCGACCCTTTTTCATCGCCTCAAGCCAGGTCATCGAGTTCTTGAAGGACCCCGAATTCCCGAGCTTTATCATGTCTTGATGATGAAGTTGACGACGACGTACGGGGGCAAGTTCATATTCGTCACAGGAACGCTGGCTTCTGGGAAAGAATCCTTTCCAGTGTGAACCAACGCCTGTGCGCCTGTCGGTGTGGTGATCTTGCCGCTCGTACCTTGAACAGTGATCGCGTGACCGTGCGTGTTCCTGTTACCGGTTGCCGTACCAATTTGTCCACCGGAGCCAAGTGCTGCGCTTGGGTTGGTAGGCGTCCTGTCAGCCCAGTAAAGATTCACCAAGCGATTCGGGTCTCCATTGGCGATGTCATATCCGTCGCCGTTGCCTGCTGCTACTGGGTTTCTGTAAGCATAACCAACGCCACCAGGGTTGGCTGGAGTGCCTTCGTGAACGTGTGGCGCTGTAGTATGCGTGTGATCTCCGCTCTCGTACCCTGCGGTCGCCACATGATCATGATCAAACCCATGTTGGTGATTCAGCGTATTGTGAGTGTGTCCGATATCGTGTTGGTGCTGAACGATAGGAGCATCTTTCGAGCCGCCGCCCTCGGCAAGAACATCAGACCAACCAGCAGGGCCCTTGGCGACAGGAAATCGATTCCTCAGGTCTGGGAGATTGAATGTTGTGGAACCATCGCCAGCGCCCCAAAACGTGCTGATTGCGGTGAACAAATCAGGATATGTGGTTCGAGATACCGGGGTACCATCACACAGCAAATATCCAGGAGGAGCGGCCTCTCCGGCGTACATCGAGATGATGCCTGCATGCACGACACCTGGACCAACTGAGCCGGTGTCTCCCTTTGGGCCACGAACACTACCGGCATCGATTGGAGTACCGTCACGAGTCAGAAGAACAAGGTTGTCGCCCTGGACTTCGCCGTCAACGACAGTCGTGTCCTCGATCTCTTTCATTCGTTCGGCTGTAAAGCCTGTTACAGTTGCCATTAGTCGATATCCTCCTCGTTCTTGTCGGAACTACTGATGTCGTATGTGTATTCGTCGTAATAAACCACATTTTCAGCGGTTATCAAGAACTCGGTTTCGGATACCATGACAATGTCTGAATCCTGCTGAGAGTCAGCCGACCAGGTACCATCGTTGTGGTCTGTGATGATGAGTCGTTCCCACTTCCGAATGAACGTCAGAAGAGAGTCCATGTCAGGAAGCGTGGGGTCGCTATCTTCATCACCATAAAGGATGTCTTCGATGTCCTGAAGAAGCCATGGGTCGATTTCTCTACTGTCGATGATGAGATGACATGTTGGTCTACGACCGAATAGCGTTTCTGGGATGCCAGTGACCTTCCATGAGAAGTCTGTCGCCGCTTCCTCCAACGCCAATGTCTCTCTGTTCACAGAAGCCGCGATGGCGGTCAGGTTGTAGAGAAGGTGAATTTTATAGGCGTAGTCAAGACCCACGAGGTCGTTTCCAACCCTCGTGCGATAACACAAGCCGAATCGATACTGAGGTTGTCCTGTGACGAATACGCCATCCTGGTCTTGTTCAATTCCCTCGGCGAAGTGAAAATTGTCAGGATAGGTGAACGCCTTGAGCGTTCCACTGAATGATCCAATGGTGACGAGATCGTTGATCTTGATCCCGTCATAAAAGATCTCTTCTGACGTATTTGTATTGACCTCATCGAAACTGATGATGCCATTCCACCCAACACCCTTGCCGTCTGGGTCATAGAGAACGCCTCGGTCGATACCACCTTCATAAATGTGTTCTCCGACGAGGTCCCATTGAATTTTCGCCATAAGTCCTCCTCTCAACCACTGGTGTTGTATTGGGCACGACGTTGCGCATTGAGTTCACGATTGCGTCGAGCTATATCGGACTTACTCGTCTTGGTGGGCTTCTGGTTCTTGATGTTGCAGATGCGGACAAGCGCGAATAGTCTGTTCAGATGCCAACGTTCTACTTCGAATGGGATGTTGAATGCTACTAACCAGTAGTAGATCAATTCCGATGTGATGACTTCTCCTCGGCCTCCACGTTCTGGCATCTGACCAAACGTAGTAGCGGATGCTGGAGACTCAATGTATTCCTTGATCTTCGTGAGGTTGTCACTACCTAGCCAAGACACGATGTCTTCTGGGTAGATAGGATTTAGAATCATAGAATCTATGTATTGAAGGATCTCGACATTAGACTTAGGTTTGTTGTCGAGGAAAGCCTTATTGAATTTGGACTCCCATTTTGACAGTGAGACCAAAGAATGTTCCAGCTCCAATACGAAGTCTTGACGAGAGTCGAACTCTTGTGTCTCTTCGTTGAAGCTTTCTCCACCTTTTACGTTTAGCGTTAACATCCTTTGGTCTCCTAGTCAATCAGACGCCCTGACCTGCCACCCAAGCAGAACCGTCCCAGTGGCCCTGGCCACCAGCGCCTGCTGTAAGGGTCTGGACGTACTGTCCGGTAGTCCACGCCGTGTTGGGTGAAGCCACGATCGACGAAGCGATCAGGGCAGCAACATCCGCCGGAGCAACAGACCCGAGTGGGGTCCAGCTACCTGGGCTACCTGCGTTGGCTCCACTGGCGGGGCCAGCTCCAGCACCGAAGAGCGCAAGCACTTCATCCGGGGTCGGGAGCTTTGCCGCTACAGTATCACCGTACAGGAGTGCCTCGAGCTCTGCCAACGTAGCTGCTCCTGCCGTGCGTGAATCCACAACAATGAGGCTGGTCGGCTTGAGCCCTGTGACAGGCGCCGGCGTGGTGCTGATCTCCCAGCTGAGGGTGATGGCCTCTGGGGAGTCATTGATCGTGGTATAAGCCTTCTCTGACGGGCTGGCTTTGCAGCCATACAGCAGATGGAGCTTGTAGCCATGATCTTCTGCATCGAGGTCGTTACCAACCTTGGTGCGGTAGGAAAGGCCGAATGTGCCTCGACTCTGTTGTCCGACAAGAACACCAGGAGAGGGCTCAGCCATACCATCGAACTGAGCGAACTCGTCCGGGTAGGTGAACGCCTCGAGGGTGGCCCCGAACTCTTCGGCGGAGAAGAGGTTCAGGTACTTGATGTTGTCGGCATACTGAGCGTTAGGCTCTGCCCCGGTCGGAGACTCGGTAATGGTAACGAGACCATTCCAAGCGACACCATCCGAGTAGACGCCGGCTGCATCCGGGATGTAAAGAACGCCATGATCGACGCCGGTCTCGTAGAACCGTTCGCCGATGTCGTCCCATGTAAGTGCTGGCATTTCTCCTCCTCAGAAGAAAAGTTTGTAAACGTCGTGATTGAGATTGTCAGCCGTGTAGAAGCGATCGAACAAACACAATGGTAGTTCGGCCACCTTTGCCGGAATTTCGCTATCTGGATCCGAGTCAATGACCGTTACCATGTAGCGTTTGCGATGCGTGTACGGCTTATCATCTGCAAATTCCGTGTTGTTGTAATCCCGTTTATATACGATGCATGGGTACTTCATCATCACCGTTGGGGGTGGTTGGAAGTACACGTTCGTTGCCATCCCTAGAAGAAGGGTGTGTAACTCAAGGCGTTGGGCCATTGTACACACTCCCTAGTCTAAGGATGAGTCGGGGGCTCCGGACTTCGACACTTGTCACTGTCCATAGAACCCCCGACCACCGCACATATTTGATCTGAAAGAAGTGTTCGATGGCATATTCATCAGACACTACACTGATGGAATTTCCGACATTAATGTCGTTATTCAGCCCTTCTCCCTCTTCAAGTTGGCGAGTATTGCGAATCACATCTCCGTAATACGAAAACTCGGTGATTACGTCAACCCACACGCCTGAATCTGGAGGGGTTTCTATGGATTCCCCATAGCCAACAGCTCCGTGAAATCTAGCCATCAGAACTCCTTTCTCAGTCTGAGGAGGACTTCCTCGTGGACTTCGCCTCGGTCGTGGTGCCGCCGGCATCAGGGAGTGAGCCATGGACAGGCGGGACACTCTGACGCTCGTTCGGCGGCTCCGGAACGATGATATGATCCGTGCCACCAGGAGGCGCAACGAACGTTCCCTGCTTGAACACGAGAGCCGACTTGAGCTTCACCAGGGCGCCGGAGACTCGCGTCTCGAGCAGGTACTTGTACTGGTTGAAGTCGATGTCGAAGTCGTCGAACAGCGTGACCGCGCCGCCCTTGTCCGAGCCGATGACATAGTCATTCATGTTGACCATGATCGCCTTGGGCTGACCGGCAGCCGGGTCGAAGACGTCAACTGCAACGACCTTGTCGACACGGATGATGGTGGCGAACTCCTGGATAGAGTTGTAAATCCGACGACCAAGGGTATCCTTGAGCATCAGAACGCTGGAGAGAAGCGCCTCACTGGTGTACAGAGTAGGCTGACCAGAACCACGATACTGTGAACGCCACTGGATGACAGCATCCACGAAGTTGTCAACGTTCGCGAAGTCGCAGAGGACCTGGATAGTGAACAGCGGATCATCCTTGGCGATCGGACGAATCCGGTCCTCGAGGATCTTGTCTGCATCCGGCAGAGTACGGCCATCGCCGAGAAGAATCGCACGTGCGAGTTCCTCATCAAGCATGAGACGCATCTCACCCTTGACCCAACCGACCACATCGAAGTCAGTGATGTCGAGAATATCATCCCGATCAAGCTTCTGCTTCTTGTAGATGGTCTGAGGGCTGGTCTCACGCTTGGCAGTCCCGTAGAACTCTTCCTGCTTCTCTTCGCCGGTAATGTAGCCCTTGGCACGGGCGTCGTCATAGGTGAGATCCGCCCAATGGGTCTTCACCCGGCTGAACGGGCTCTTTCGAGCTCCACCAATGACGGACTGAACCCATTCCTGACGGCGAGTATAGAACTCGGGCGCCGAAGTGAGAGCAGTGGCCTCTGGGAAGAGAGTGTCAATCTGATTGACGCCGTGAGCGAGTGCATAGCCTTCTACGGCCTGCTTGAGTGAACCGGACTTCATCGCATCAGCAACGATGCCCTGAACGTCTGCGTGGGAAAGAACTTGGCCGACAGAGGCTTCATCTTTCCCTTCCTGCTCGAACACATTGCGGCTTGTGCCCATGTCTGAACCTTCCTTGTCGGAGTTGTCGTGTGAAATTGTTGCTTCATCGGCTTCGCCGACATTGTCTTGCTTTGCTTCTTCGACGTCATCAATAGAAGTATCGAGCGCCTGGGCGATCAAGTAGTGAACGACATCTTTTTCCTTGTCAGACATAGCATCGTAGATGTCGTTAAGGGTTTCCCCTTCTTCGGCATCATCAGCATGTTCGACGGCTTCTTCCTCTTCGGTTTCGTCAGCATGTGCCAGCGACTCATGCTCGATACCGAGACCGGTATAGATGATTGCCTCATCTTCGATCAGCGTTTCATCACCATCTGAGTGACGAATCGCAACCGTCTCGATGACAGCACCGGGATTTGCGCCGGACAGGACAAGACTGACTTCACGAATTGCTCCGTGAAGAACGCTCTTCCCCCGCTTGACGAGGTCATTCGCCCAGATGGAAAGCATAGTGATGTCACCATGTTCCACAAGACTACGTGTGTGCTGAGCCTTGGCTGAATCGTTGAAGAAAGCGTATGTGTAAACGCCATCCTCACGATACTCCAAGATTGCATGTCCGAGTACGTTCTCCGGATCACTGTGACCGTGCTGCCAGACGAGCGGAACCTTCACTTGATCCTGCTGTTTAAAAGCACCAGGCATGATGGTAAGGCCATCG